CTCGACATGATGTCGTATCCGAAGCAGATCGCCACGCTGCCTCGTCATCGTCCAGCGCAGCGAACTCATCGAACAGCACAAACGTGCGCCGACCACCTCGACCAATGTGCGCTCCACTCGCCTGACCAGCAATCGTTGCCCCGCTCACCGGATGACGCAACACCATGTGCTGCCTGTACTGACCACCCTTCTTCAACAGATCCATGTGACATGGCAACAGCCACGCAGGCTGGCTCTGTAACAGATAGTCAACCTTCCAGAACAGACTGTCCGGATCGCCCGACCGATCAACGCCGTCCTCCACGCGACTCACCAACAAACTCTGCCACCCATGAAACAACCAACCCCATGTTGCCAAAGACACAACCAACCATGATGCGCCCATGTCGCGGCTCTTCCGTATCACAACGTCACGACCGTCCTTGACCGAAGCAGCAAGTTTCCGAACAGCAGATACCTGAATGTCCCAAGGGATAAACGGAACATCGCGCACCACCGCTGGGCGTTCCCGTCCGTCAACCCCAGTCTCCTTCACGCGATACGTCCAACCCGTAAGTGCCAACCACGCAGCAGGATCAGATGCAAACAATGCCCGGAGATCGCAACGCTCCTTAGCAGTCGCGTTGCTTGTCACCCATTGGCGTGTTGACAAAAGGACAGCAGGATCTGTAGACCATGAGATGAGGTTGGGAGAGGCAGGCGCAGCCGCAGGCGTTGAGAAAGGGGTATCTGCGTGTGGAGCACCCCCGGGGGATCCGCGTGAGGGAGCCACCCCCCCCACCCCGGGTGCACCCGCCGCCCCCCCACCCCCCGCCGCCTTGCCGCCCTTGCCCCGCGCTGCCCCCGCCTTGCGCTTGCCCTTGTCCTTCGCCGCTTGCGCCATGCGCTTCGCCTCCAGTCGCTTCGCCTCGCGCTTCGCCTCGACCTGCTCCGCGATCTCCGCCGCGTTGGGCGCACCGCCCGGATGCGCAGCGTTCCACGCAGCGAGCGCAGAGCCGCCCTGCGCCCTCGCTAGGTCGCGAGCCGCGCACCATGCGTCTGTGGTTCCCCGCGCTCTCACGGTGTCACCTGCTCGCCCTCGACAACCTGTGCACCGTCCACTGGTGGAGCCAGTGCCAAGCGAGCGGCAGCGAAGCGAGTGAGCATCTCGACCGCTCTGCTCGCGCTGCCCTCCTCCTCGACCTTGACCGCCCCGCCCCCTGCGCCCGTCAGTTCCACGCGCTGCGTTCCGTCACGGTATCTGCCCGGACGCAAGCCGCGCAGCCGCAGCGTGATTGCCGCCAGTTGCACCGCGTTACCCGGTCGATCACCACGCGCCAGCCCATCGAGCGCATCCTCATGCTCATCCGCGAGTGCCTGCTCGACCATTGCCTTCGCCTCTGCAAACGCTGGATCGCTGTACCCCCACGCAGCAACTACGTTCAGGCTCACCTCGCAAACCTCACACGCTGCTTTCATGCTGCTGCGCTGCCACTCGCACAACCACTTACGTTTCAGCGGCTTCGGTTTCTTCATGCGACTCAGCGTTTCGAGCCATTTGTCCCCTACATCCTCGCCTTGTTCTTCGATTTCAGTGCTCATTTCGCCGCATTGTCCTGCGCTCTGCACAATCTGGCAACTTTATTTCAATTAAATTCGCCTAGTTTTCAGGGCTTTGGAAACAATCTGCATAAATATTGACAGAATGTCGCTTGCAGTGGGTTGACAGCCTGTTGACTTGCTGTATACTTCACCCGGCAAGCGAATCACGTGATCCGCCCCACACACCTCACTCACTGGAGAAAACCATGTCTAACTCAACGATCGCAAACCCAGCCATCACCGTCCCAACCCTCACCATTGCTGATCCTGCTGTGACCGCCGCATTCGCTCAACACACTGTCGAGAAGATCGACCGAATCGTCAGCACCTTGAATCGTGCATACACCATCGGTTGGAACGTGACCAAGCCAAACGCCGATCAGATCCGCAACTCATACCGGGATGCACACACGCTGATCAACGTCCTGTCCCACCTCAACGTGATCACCACCAACGAATGGATGACGCTCTGCCGCGAACTGACAGTTGCCACCAACCGATGCAGCGACCGCCGCCTTGCTGAGATCGCTGAGAAGGCTGCGATCACCGAAGCCAACCGCCTCGACCGCCAGTTGCGGAAGAACGCCAAGGCGCAGGCAGCAGCCAACGCCAAAGTGATCACAATCGCCTGACCTCGACCGCGCACCGTGTTCCCCCCACTGGGGGAGCCGGATGCGACAGCCGATGCTGACGCTCACTACACCCCTCACTGGAGACACAAATGCCCGGAATTACCAAGAAGCGTTCTCTCTATGCGTCCGACACCGATGGACGCTGCCTCGACCAACTGTCCAAAGCCGCCTTGATCGACATCTTGGTCGAGTTTCTGCGGTGCGAAACGGACTGCTGCGACCAACCGCTAATGCCTGCTGACCTCGGCGAGAATGACCGCATCAAAGCCGTCCTGACCGCCCGGGGTGATCGCCTGCTGCCCTGCGCGGCTGCACTGTTCGCCAAGGCTATGAAAGATCAGGCTCGGGACAAACAGCGAGCCGCCTACGAAGCCCAGTTGCTCGCCGCCAACGGCGGTCGAACCATGACCGTTGGCGAGTACGGGAAGTACATCCGGGGACGCTGACCTCGACCGCGCACCGTCTGCCCTCACGCAGGGCAGCGGATGCGACAGCCGATGCTGCCGATTCACTCACCTCAACTGGAGATTCTGATGCCTAGCCAAGCCCGCAAACACCGCCGCCACCTCGACTTCAAATCTAAGGCGTTGTACGCCAAGGCGGGACGCCTGCACAAGAAGGTGCTGCGCAAAACCTACGATATGAACGTGGATGTGCCGCACTGGCAAGATCGCGAGACTGCGCTCGCGTACGGACACTACGGACGATGGGCGCAAATCGCGCACCGACAGGCAATGCAGTACCAAGGTGATGCCGAAGACCTGTGGTGGCTCACCCCTGACTGCGGCGAACGCCAACTGGGTGTCCAAGCCCAGTTCCGCCTCGACCGCAGCCGCGCAGGCGGGATGGGCTACAACGACACCACCGCCGGGTGGCTCAACTCCTCAGCCTGCCGCTGATCGACCGCGCACCGTGCGCACCTACTGGGTGCGCCGGATGCGACTGCCGAAGCAATCGCACCTGTTCACTTTAACTGGAGATACTGACATGAACTTTGAACTGATTGTCGCAACGATTCGCTCGCTTGTCACGCACCCTGACCCACAGAACGCAGTGGAACGCATCGCCTGCTTGGCATGGTCTGCGGAGGGCTTGAAGCCCAGTTACCGGGATCACTTCGGCGGGAACACCTGCTTCACCTATGCCTGCATCCGTTACCTGCGGGTGTGTGAGGCGGAGTACTACTCTCGCAAGGCAGGGGACTTGGTGCAGGGGCTGAACAGCGAACTGGGCAACATGGACTTGTTCCCTACCCACATCATTTGGGACAAACTGCGCAACGAAGCAGCCGCTGACCTTGAAGAGGTGTACCGGGAGCACGTGTCCTATCACGGCACTGGCTCGCGTGAACTGACTGGCAAGAAGGGAGGTGGCAAGTGAACCTATCCCTTCCGATCCAACTCACGACCGACACGAACGCAGTGCTGACGATCACCCCCAATGCCAATTGCCATGCGATCACCTATCAGATTGACGGCGAGCCGCCGCACACCTTTGAGGGGTTCACCCCTTCGGACTGTCGGCTGATCGAAAGCACGGCGATCTTGATCAACTTGGTTGTCAACGAGGACGATGACAGCAGGACGGATCAAACCTTGGAATGCATCCGTCAGAACCTGCGCTACCTGCTGCTCAACGATGGCGAGTTCCTTTCCGGCTGCATCATCGCATCCATCTGCTTCCCCAGTTCAAGCGAGAAAGGAGGCAGCAAGTGAGCAAGCCAAGCACCACACGGTACGCGGTGGACACCCACTTCTACCAAGACGAAATGGCGGGGCAGCGGTACGCGGAAACGCTCGCCGAAGCCAAGACGATTGCTCGCCTGAGTTACACCAACATGGCACTGCGCTACTCCCGATGGAAGGATGCCTACGTGATCGTGTACCCAGTCACGGACGGACAGCCCGGTGATGTCGTGTTCCGCGTTGACAAGGACACTGACTGACACCTCGACCGCGCACCTGTCCACCCTCCGGGGTGGGCGGGATGCGACAGCCGAAATAAATCTGATAGTGCTACTTGACAGACTATAGATTCCATGATATGCTGTATGCAGCCTGCCCCGCGTTGGGGTTGGCACTGACGGAGAACCGCTAACTGGAGACACTGACAATGGCGCATGAAATTGAATCGAACGATGGCTTGGTACTCGCAGACACTGGTGCATGGCACGGACTGGGGCTGACGGTCAAGGGCGCACCGAACCCCTTCGCAGCCCTGCGACTGGCAAAGTTGGATTGGACTGTCGAGGAGTCCGCGACCCTGATCGGCGTGAACAACCCCGGTGAGCCGAATGAGTTCCGCGTCTCGACCGACACGCACAAACTCCTCACCCGCTCCGATGACCACACGGTCTTGGGTGTGGTTGGCAAGGACTACACCCCAGTGCAGAACCAAGCACTCGCCGAACTGGCGTGGGCATTGCGGTCAAGCACTGACGTAGGCGTGGAAATCGAGACTGCCGGGTCGATCCGGGGCGGCAAGCGGGTGTGGTTCCTGATCCGCAGCCAGTCCATCGAGGTGGGTACACGGGGTGACCTTGTGCAGCCCTACCTGCTGCTCGCCAACGGGCATGACGGTGGGCAAGCACTCCGCGCAGTGCCAACGAACGTGCGTGTGGTCTGCGCCAACACCTACCGCGCTGCAATGGGACAGTCCAAGGGGACTATCGCCTTCCGCCACACGCCGGGCATCACAGAACGCGTTGATGAATTGGCTCGCACCATCAACGACTGGCAGCACACGGTCACCCGTGGACTGGCGTTCGCGAACGCGCTCGCAGCCACGCCGATGTCCAGTGCTGCGATCAAGAGTCTGTGGATCGAGGTGATCGAGCGGCTCGATGGCAAGATCGTGGCTGACCCGCAGACTGGGTGGGAACTGCGCTCCAAGGAACGCGCAGTGTCCGGGCTTGCGCACATGGCGCAGGTATTCGACCGGGAAGCGCAGCAGTTCGGCGCGACCGCATGGGTAGCAGCCAACGCTGCCACCAACTGGATCGAGCATGAGCGCAGCCAGTACGCGGTGCGCACCAAGGATGCAGGGGTACGCAAGTACGCCGCTGCT